CTACGCGCTGCGTGTCGTAAATCTTAGGCACTAAGTTAATAATTTGGCGTGTGATATGCCGAATAGCGCGCGCTAGGTTGTCAACGTAGTGGTAAGTGCCGGTGTCAGTCTGACGCTCACGCGCCATAATGGCCTTGCCTGAACGCTCGTTAGAGGTCGCACCAAGGCTAGAGTCATATTGTCCTGTTGTTGACTTAATATCGTCGCTAGCACCCGCTTTAGCTTGCAGCAAGCCGCTTGAGGCCATAGGGGGTTGGGCGCGTTGGGGGAGCGGAAGTGTGCCGCCCGCACCGTCGGTCACATCAGGGTTAACTTCAAGGTATGGCCAGTTGGTTGTGTTGGCTGTTTTCCATTGGGTTTCATAACCCTCGAACTGCCCGCCGTAGCCAATAAACGGTGCTTTGGGCGCCAAAGCGAGCATCTCAGCCTCTTGGCTTACCCAATAGTTGTACATCCGCTGTGCGTCCTTGGCGTTGCGAACAATGCCCGACACATGAATGCGCCCGTCAATCTCAAATTCGTTGCCGACCACTCTCACAACAGGAATCCAATCGCCCGCCCAATCGTTTGACTCCAACACCTCAAAGCCGTTGATCTTGCAATGCTTGACCTTTTTCACGTCAACAATGCGGCTCTTGATCGGCTTCATGCCGTTCATCGCCATTTGTTGATCTTCGGGTGAGCCCTTGATGGCGCTTACGTTGCCGTAGTAGAGGTTAAGCGTAGCCTTCTCATGCTCGACGTAGTAATAATCAGCAATCCGGATGGTGTCTACGCTTAACCACGGTGCGTAGGATTCGTTGCCCACGCTTTGCGCCTGTAAGGACGACACAGGTTGTGCATCCGGAAACATCCGCTCAAAGTCTTCAATCAATAGGTCTTCGGTTACAAAACACCATTGGGCGTCTGACCCACACGGGTCTTGGATTGTCGGATCCATGTAGACTGAAAAGGAGTTGCGAATACGCCCGATCTTGATGTTCTGATCAAACGAATTAGGGCTTTCGTACTCGGTGAGCAACCGGATATAGCCTTCGCCATACGCCACTTGGTTTTCGCAAGCGGTGTCGTATGCTACGTCCGCGTCGGACATATACTCAATGTGACGCACCATGCCGTTGAAAATCTCAGCAACTTCCACGTCGGCCTTGTCGTCAGCGGGGATTACTTTTCCGCTAGGACGATTTTGACGTTGATCGTTGGTAACTTGGCGAACGTGTTGGGGTAGTTTGTTGATAGTAAGACAGGGGCGCGCATTGATGGTCTGACCTTGGACTGAACCGCGAGTAGCAAGAACGTCTGCGGGCCACTGGAATTGATTGTCCGGACTTGCTGCGTAGAATCGAAGGTCATCTAGTTCATCCTCACGGCTATCAGAATAGGCGGCAATTGCCATCGTCATACGATGCAGCGCGGTGTCTATGATGTCTTTGTCTTTCATACAAGTCCGATTACGTCCTTATCCTTCATCAGGATCAAGTCTTCATACTTGCGGTCAATTGTACCGCTGTACATGACATGATCACCTACGGCGACCATTAAGGGCCGTTTAGAGTCTTTTTTGCCTGGGCCGACCGCTACCACCACACCCGTTTGGGTATCTGTTTCGGGTAGGATTAGCAACCCGCTTTGCACAAACGGGTCAGGGCGTACCGCAATATTGTCGTTTAATGGTCTGATCATTTCTTCTTTGCAGTTTTGGCTGATTGTTTGAAATCTTTGGCAGTCGGGGCACCCGCTGCGCCAGGCTTACGCATTTTTTCACCACTTCCGGCAGCAATCCTGTCACGTTTTGCTGCGATATTACTATAGAGTCCAGCTTTAGCCATGATTAACATTTCCACCGTTTTAAAGAAGCCTTGGCACGTTCGCCATCCTTGGCATGGGCTGCAACCGCACCCATTCTTGCACAAAAGGACGCCTTGCGCCCCTTATCTGCATCGGTCTTAGGGTTGGGGGCGGGTGCTTTTAGGTTGCTACCTGTAGCGGCGTTGTATTTCTCACGCCCTTTGGCAGTTAACCCCGCACCTTGAGAGGCGGGCAATTTCTCGCCGCGCCCCACAGATAACGACACCGATTTCTTAGCCATTATTGACCGTGAATCAAAGCAAAGTTAATGACAGGCGCTTCTGAGAGCGAACCAGCGGTGTTGTTGTACAGACCAATCACAGCCGACCCTGCGGTCAGGCTTGCAACGTATGGCCAGTACGCACCACTTGTGCCGCCCGCACCCACGTTGACAATCATTACGTCGTTGGCTGAAATAGTGCTGTTGGTCAGCGTAAACAGCACCGTTGTGCCCGCTGCAAGTGCCGCACCGTTCATCGTAATCTTACCGGCTGACTTGTTAAGCGTCACGCCAGTAGATTTGCTAGTTGCTTGGGTAACCGCGCCTTGGGCGGCGCTTGAGTAGCCAATTTCTTGGCTTGCATAACAGGTTGTAAATTCTGGGTCAGCAAACGCGACGCCAACTGGTTGTGTATTAGGCATTTCAGGCTCCCATCCAAGAAGTTTGTGCGCCTTGCGGCGAATAGTTGCGACTTTTAGGTTCTGCGTACTCACGGTGCGCGACAGGGAATGCGAACGTCACGCATATAGCATCTGCTGCGTCAGGAGAAGCCAACCCCCTCGCCTTCATGTCCTTCTTAGACTCTAAAAAGATCGTACCTTTAGAATCCGGCTTCATTACTGGTGATATTAAATCAGTTTTAAGCACTCTGTCACTAGGAATCGATGCAGTTTTGAGCCATTGGCGCATATCGCCCCACATTTGAGCCCTTAAATTACCATACATAAGCGGGTTTTTTGATTTATTTCCAAAATTGACCCCGCGAATCTTGTAGCGCTGCTCTTTTAGGCGATCGACCACCCCGCCACCCACGCCGCCTTCGTCAATCACGACCAACGCGGGCTTATATTCCTCAATACACTCAATGACGTGCCCCACCACCGTCATCGTATCGTCGCCCTTGAAGCGTTTGATGCCGATAATGTCACGCCCTTGGCGGATTGCGATCACGGTCGAGTCAGAACCGAACCGTGCAGGGTCAACGCCCACGATAATAGGTGCTGATTGATCCTTTAGACGTGGGCGACGCATGGCTTCATCAACGATCGATGACGATATGAACTGATCATCACCGGCTGATGGGAAGTCACCGTACACTTCCACCGCTGCTTGTGATGAATCGGCGCCATATTCGTCGATGATCTGTTGATAGACCGCCTTGTCCGTACCCTCAACCGTTCTTGCGTCCACAATCTTGGTATTCCAAAAGTCACGCTTGGAGTTGTGGCATTCGTAGAAGTATCCGGTGTTGCGCCTGGGGTTAGAAAACGCCAACCAAAAGCGGTTAGGTGTGTTCTCTGTAAAGAAGCCCGCAGTCACCGCCCAAATGGCGTCGTCAATACCTGATGCCTCATCAAAGATCACCATCACACCGTCGTAGTTGTGGACGCCCGCGTACGCGTCAGGGTTCTCGCTTGACCACAAGCGCCCTTCCACCGACCAATAGCGTGTGCCTTTCTTTAGATCACGCTCAACCAACTCGGTGATCCACTTAGCGGGCATGAGCCGTGTGGCGCTGACTTCAAACCAATGTGAGTTTAATGACATGGCAAGCCACTTGGTAATCTCTGCCCAGGTGACCGATCGTAACTGTGACTCGCTGTTGGCAGAGATGATGGTCGTCGAGCCGATCCGTGTGGACAACATCCACAAGGTTAGCCATGACACTAGGGCAGACTTACCAATACCGCGACCGGATGACGTTGCCATGCGGAAGGTGTCAAAGTCAATCTTGCCGCCGTTCTGCTTAATGTGGGCAGTCAGGTCGGACAGCACCTCGCGCTGCCATTTGCGTGGGCCGGTAAAGTTTTCTAACGGTGTGCCTTTCTGACCCCAGGGAAAAGCAAACAACACAAACGCTAACGGGTCATCTTTGATCTTGGGCGACCAAAGACGGCTCATAAGAGCCATTTCTTCGGTTGCGCTGTACTGTGTCGTTTGCATCCGTGGGTTCCATATCTATAGTTAACCGTTGTTCGGCTTGCTCAAGCGCGGTGATGATGCTGATCTGTTGCGTGACGTCCACCTGCACTTGCTGTTTGGCGACCCAATCATGCTTGTGTTTCAAGAATTCCAACGCCATCTTAGCGTCGCCCGCTAACGCCGCATCACGCACAACCTGCGACATCTCGGACTCTGAATCCGCACGGCCTTGCATGGCTGCAAGTTCGACCACAGGGTCTAGCTGGCAGAGCTTGCGAAACTCCTCGGGCATCATGCCAGCCTTCAACGCAAGCGCGTCATTAGACAAGCCTAACTTTGCGGCTTCGTAGACGCGCAACAAACGCGACTCGGTGGCGCGGACTTCGCGGGGTGTGAAGTGTAGAGATAGCATTTTGCGATTGTAGGCAATGTGGGCATTGTTGGCAACGGCTAAATATTGCAAACTTTTTTATAAAAAAATTTTGGGTGTGAACCCTCCGCTAGACAAGGCCCTGTGCAGGGCCCTCCCCCCCTACCCCTATGCTGCGCTGCAACATGCCGGCAGGCCCTGGCCGGCGGCCGGCGGGCCGAGCGGTGCCTGGCTAGCAGGCCGAGCTCGAGCGGTGCCTGGCTAACGTCGATCGACCGGCAAAATGCGGGCCGAGCGGTGCCTGGTTAACGGCCGGCGAGCGGTGCCGGCCACCGGCAAACGGCCACATAATAAATACTAAGTTTCCCTTGAAGGGTCAAAAAATATTGCCTTTTTTAGGTCAACGGGCCGCTTCAGCGTGCGCCGATCCCGTGTGACATATAAACCCCTATATATATATAGACATCTTATTAAAGTATAAAGTATTTATTACCTTACTATACCTATTATTAGTTAACCCCATAATAAATAAGCATTTTTTTCAGGCACTCCGCGCATTTTCCCTTTACCCTCTCATTACCTTTTCATTACCCTCATTTTGTGAGCTTTTGTGAGCTTTATGCTATAAATAACTGTACACTGCTATAAAATCGTGTACAATGTAGTTTCTGACAACTACTAAGGACCTACAAAATGTTAACTAAAGCAAACCAAAAACAAGTCGTAACCCTCAAGCAATACCAGGCACTCGGCAACACTGGCGCTATTGCGCGCATCATCTCTTTTATGATCCGCGCATCATTACGTAAAACCGAACAGGCCGAGCTGCGTACGTTGGCCGCGCAGTTTGGCGTGACTAACCACCCTGATTACATTTGCTAAACCAAACCGGCCCGCGAATGCGGGCCATAACTTAAGGTGCCTAATATGTCTAAATTCAAGTTTAATTTTAAAACTGACGTCGACGAATGCGAAGATGGCTATATGGTTTTCCTGCCGTGTGGTTGGCGTTGGTGCGACGATATTGTGCACGTTCGCGGGTTTGATACTGTGGCCGAGATTCGCGCAGCCGTTAAAACTGACGTTGTGCCCTGTATTTGCCGCGAATGCGCGCCGGCTGCCGAGCCCTTTTCCGCTGCCGCTAACTTAAAAGGTGCCTAATATGTCTAAATTATCTGATATCGTGGCCGCGCTTTTAATGTGCCTGGCGCTGCTAGTCGCCTGTTTCCTGTAATACCCCACACAATAAACTTCACTTCACTTTAAGGTCTAAACATGAAAATTCTAGGTTATATCGCGTATGAAGGCCCGTCACAATTAGACGGCGCGCCTATTGTCATCATTATTAATAAAGTATATAGCGCAAGCGCTAACGATAAAACTGGCGCTTTGGTTCAATCATTTATCATCCGGTCCGACGTTAACCCGGTCGAAGCGCTTAAAACAGGCGATGACGCGGCCATATGCGGCGATTGCGTGCACCGGCCGATTAACGCTGAGATAACCGGCGAGCCCCCCTGTTATGTGAATGTGGGCCGGTCCGTGCTCGCCGTGTTTAACGCGTATAAGCGCGGCCGCTACGTGCGCGTTAAACCCCAAGCGCTTGCGCGGATCCTGGCCGGCCGCAAGCTTAGAATCGGCACGTACGGCGACGGCGCCGCGGCCCCGGTCCAATTGTGGCAAACCCTCACACAATACACCGCGGATCATGTTGGCTATACCCACCAATGGCAACGCGCCGGGTTCGACCACTTTGGGTGGTCAAGCCTGGTAATGGCGAGCGCGGACACGGCCGCGCAAGCCGAGCTCGCGCAAGAGCTCTCATATCGCACGTTTAGAGTATCAATAGGATTAGATAAACGGCCAGGCGAGATATCGTGCCCGGCGAGTGCTGAATCAGGCAAGAAAACCACTTGCGACAATTGCATGTTATGTGCCGGGCAAATGAAGGCCGCTAAAAATATTGTCATTGCGGACCATGCGCGCGGCCATGCCAGGCGCGTTATCCCCCTTCAACTAGTAGCAGCGTAAGGTGCTAAAAATGTTAAACACTTTAGAATTTTATTTTGACATCGGCAAAAAAGTCGCCGTGGCCCGCAATGAGCGCGATGAATCTCGCGCCGTGTTCGAGATGGATTACCTCAGGCGCGCGCTAGGTGTTGAAAAGCGCGAAGACAAACCCGCGGCCCGCGCGGCATATGATGCCGGGTTTAAAGAGTACCGTAACGTGCCCCGTGTGGAGTATTTCAAATGAGAATGAATGCAAAGTATCCTGGTACGTGCGCGGCCACCGGCCGGCCGTTTAGTGCCGGCGATTTGATCGACTACAACAAAGCCAAAAAGCGGGCCGTATTAGTGGCCGAAAATAAGCCTATTGAGATCCGCTTCGCGAGTGGCGCCACGTTCTACCGTAACGCGCGCGGCCGGTGCGAAGACGCGCCGTGCTGTGGGTGTTGCACTATTTAAGGGGCCGGACATGAAAAAACAAAAGTACTTAGCCATACTGTTAACCATACCGGTGCACATTATTATAAAAAGCGCGGCAAACCCTAATCGGTTTATGACGCGCACGGACGTTTTATTACACTATGTCGCCTTGCGACGATTAGGGGTGAAATTATGACAAACCTTGAAATTATTGAAATGGCCGCGTTTCGTTTAGGTTGCGAGCGCGCGCTTGAGTTATTAGAAAACCCCGACGCGTCGCATTTTGACGCGGATAAAGTTATCGCTTTTTTAACCATCGTATTGGACAAACAAAAATGAAATATTTTATATCTGACTCGCAATTTGACCGGACAGATTCTGATATGCCGGATAGTCAATTGATTTTCGACGCGCTAGACGACGTACGCGATGAATTGAACCCTGAAACCGTGTGGACTCACAAGGGCAATTATTCGTTATGTTTTTGGATCGACGACGAAAACCCTAGTCAAGTATTTTGTAACGTGTTTATCCTGGCAAACCCCGACGATCCGAACGATTCGGACACGTTAGATTATTCTTATTATTTTGAAATTGAGGTGACAGAATGAAATATAAAAACGGCCAACTAGTAGAACCCGGCGACGTGGTGCACGTACGTAACCGGCCCTATACCGTCTATTCAATAAGCGACACGGTAACCCTGCGTTCTATGTGCGAGCGCGGGTATATAAAGCGAGTATTTCCGGCCGATATCGGGGCTTACATACCGCGCCTACACCCCGTCTTTGCGGGGTTGATGCCGATATGACCATCTCACTAATCGCGGCCGCTATCGTCATTTTATTAATCCTAGTATTTGACCTATAGAGCCACACAAACCCCACGGCCCGCTTACGCGGGCTTTTTTATTGGGGTGACGCTAGCAAGTGGTGTACCGGCGCGCACGGTTAGGCCCTCGGCCATAGCGCGCAGTTCTGACTTTTTAAGGCTTACCATATCCGGCGCGCAATAAACTTGCTTTTTAGTGGTGAGCTCACGCGTGGCCAACCGGCCACAGTCGAACCAACTGCACTCAAGTAACGCGTGCAATAGGGCGCCTTGGCTCACCTTATAGGTGCCTGGGGCGTTGAGTGACAACGTGTCACAGATAACGTGAAACGGCGACGCTATGACGCCTTGCGCGAACACGCCACGGCGCTCGCGGATCATATCGACTAGGTAACTTTCATTTGCACTCATACCCTGTTCGATCAGGGTTAACTTAAATTCGGTAACAGGGGGCGCGGCCGACGGGTTGAACGCGCTAACATCGCGCGCGTATAGCCACGCGGCGCACGCGGCCACGCCACCACGGGCAAACCACGCCCATATTTTCGCGCTCACCTCGGGGGCCATGCGGGGAGCGTTTGATTTAAGGGCAAACCACCGGCGGTCTTGCGAGTCGAGCGTTATCGGCACCGCGTCATTAGAAAATGCCAACACTAGGCACCTGTTCACCATATCGTAAGGTTTCAGGCCTTTACGATTGATCGACAGGTACTCGGGGGGCGCGGCAATAATCGGTTTGAGTTTATTAGCAAGGGCTCTACGGTCTTTGGCGTCGGGCTCGCGTAATTCGTTCAATATCAGTATCTCAGACTCGAGAGCGTAATTAAACTGTGACGACATAGTGTCGGAGTCCAACAGGCCACGGTTCACGGCGTTATCGCCACATACGGCCCATATAAACGGGTGCCACATGGTGTCTTTGCCCGAGCCCTGTACGCCCGTATGTAGCACCGCGTGGTTAATCTTGGTTTGAGGGTGTTGCAATTTATAGGCCATCACGTTAAAACAATGCTCGAGCGTATCCGCGTCGGGCACTAGGTGTCTACAATGCTCTAGCCACGGGGTAATGTCGCCCGCTATGGCCACGGGCCGAGCGTCGCGCCACCTATTGCCGTACACATCACCGCCACGCGACACAAGTACGGTATCGCCAGCCGCGTACGTTATCCCCACCAACGCGGGGGCGCCGTTCTCTTGGCGTAGTTCATCAAAACAGACTGAGGCCTCAATATGGCGACCGGTGCGGATCGACTTGCACACAATGTGCCGGTAGAGCGCGTTAAACGTGCCCCGCGAGATTTCGCGCCTATCTTGCATATCAAAATAACTATCATCGGACTGAATGTAAGCAAACCGGCCGAACCACTCGCGCTTTTGTACGCGCCCGAGTTCGCGGTTTTCAATTTCAGACTGGCGTTTTTTAACGTCATCGGGGAAAGCGGCCGTGGGGGCAATAATTTCATAGGCCTTGGCCATTGTTTTGGCTAGCAGTTCATCACGCAGGCCTGGCGCTGCACTCGGGCCCCCTTGACCCTCGACCCACTCAAGGAAGATGTGGCTATCTAGTTGCAAGCAATGGCTATGTAGACAACAATAGGCGCGCATAGACGGGTTATACCGGCCTTGCGGGTTGCCGTCTGTGTGTTCGTGTGCATTGGGGCAAACTACGCCCGCCCAGCCCTCGCTATTGGGGCGACTGATGACTAAACTATTTTCGGCAAGCCATGCAAAAATGTTATCGGTACCGTCGTCGTCTATCTTGATCGGGCGGTACGCGTTGGATTCGACGGGGCCGGATGTGACCCCGAACGCGCCCATGATCTGCGGCAAACTAAACTCACGCTCGGGGTGAAACTCGGTCAGGATCGACTTGAACCCGTTGCGCTCGGGCTTGAGGTTAACCGACCCTGGTATCCTAAAGTTGCGTACGGCATTACACGCGCCCTTATCGGTAAACCCTGCCTCGGCAATCGCCTTAATCGCTGCGCTAAAGACTTGATGCGTGGGTTGATCGTCTAGGGCAAAGGTATAGCCCCATTGAAAGTTATCGGGGGAGGTTTCGATCTTCCACGTTGGCTCGAGCGGGGGCGCTTTCGATTTGGTGCCTACGTCATCAAGCACAAGAAAGGCAACATGGTCACAATTGTGAATCGACGCGCTCGGTTTACTCTTAAACCGATCAACGACAAATGAGGCTGTGTTGGCGTACCACGCCCCGCCTTCTTTGTACTCGCTCGGGTAAAAAGCTGGCCAAGTGGCTTTGAGTGTGCCATCGGCGTGTTGTTCTTTTCCAACAGGCTTTTGACGTACCAACAGGCAAGTTTCACCCTCGGGGGCGACTTTTGAAATATAATCAACGAAGTCCACGCAATACTCCTTAGTTGTTTAGACCACCCTAGCCGGTGGTCTTTTTTTTTACTTGCCGTACCGAGCCATTGTCTGAATCTCGGCGTCTAGTGGCAAACCTTGCGCCCACGGCGGGGGCGTACACATAACTTGCTTTAACCGCTCGGTGACGGTTTCGGGCTGATCGGTTTCAATAACAATTTCGTCGTGAACGTGGAGTACAACGTCGTCAAGGGTTCTGAGAGCGTAACGTAATACGTCGTTCGCGGCGGCTTGTGTGACATTTTCACAGGCCAAGCCACGCCATAGTCGGGCGCGGGGCCATTCACGGGCGTCAACGGCTGGCTTCCATGCGGCTTTGGCGTAGCTGATTCCATCTTCTTCAAGTTTGGCGTAGGGGTAGCAGAGAATGCGACCCGAGGGTAAAGCGTACCATAAGTGAACAC